GAACAGATTTAACAGGGAAAGCAACAGCACTTCTTAGATATTGTGGATGAGGGTCAACACTAGCAGATGGGTTAGTATGGATAGATAATTTTGAATCAAAATCATCTTGTGTAAATTCTACATCGCCTATTCTGCCATTAAAACTTCTAACAGGGGCTAATTCAGATTCTTTTAATTTTTTAGTAACACCGCCATCTGAGACAGGAACAAAGCTTTCAGAATTATACCCCTCAGAATTTTGAAGATCTTTTATAAATTTTGTTTTAATTTTCATTTTATTCCTTATTAAGATTTAGCAACAGGAGTTATTTTTTCATCAGAATCATCAGAATCAGGATTGACTTCATCATTACTAATTTCTTCATATCCTTGTTCTTCACCATCAGGTGTATTACTTGAAGGATTTCCTAAGGCATCGACTTCAGTATTATCATTTGTCATTATATCCATATCAATTTCTTTAATTTCGTCATCAGTTAATTCAAGAATATATTTTTGGATATATTTTTTAGAAATAATTCCATCTTGAAGCATAGAGAGACTAGAAGCTGCTGAATCCATTTTAATTTGAGTAATTTGCATTTTTTTAATCAAAGATATTTCATTAGAGTTAGCATAAATAAATTTTATTTTTTCTTGGATTTTATTCCAATCACGCAAAGTCATAATTTGGCGAGAAATAATATCTTTTTTCAACAAATCAACAAACATATTATTGAAACGTCTTCTAAGTTTTAGGATAAACTTAAAAAATTGGATTTCATCACGTTCAATATCAATATTAGAACCAATAGACAAACGAGATTCTTTATTTCTTCTAGTGGCAGGAATTTGCAAAGCATTATAAACTTTATCAATAAAATAATTAACATCATCAAAAGAAGTAAAATTATTAGAAACCCCTTGGAGGTTTTCAACTCTAGTACCTCTTGAAGTTGAGTTAACAGGAAACCAAAAATCTTCTAAAACGGAAATAGTTTTATTTTGGTTTTCAATAGTACCTTTTTCAGTATTATAGACTTTCTTTTGGCGGTATTTAGTAATTAAATTTCTCATATATTCTTCAGCTTTAGATTTAGGAAGATTACCTGTATCCACATAAAAAGCTCTTTTTTCAACACTTTTAGACATTCTCATAATAACTAAAGAATCTTCTAATAAGTATAATTGATTAATAGGTTTTATTGCTTTTTGGAGAAAGCTATGGTAAAATTTTTTATCAGGAGATAACAAACCTGAATTAATATGGACAATTTGTTCATCATAATAGGATTTTTCAGAATTATTAATATCTTTTAAAATATTATAAGTTTGTTTAGAATTTATATACCATTTAATTTCAGAAGTTTTTTCATTTTTAAATTTAAAAATATTATAAGGTGATAAAAGAATTAATTTTTGTATACCATCTTTAGGTTTTCTATTATTATAAACAACTTCTAAATTTAAAGTTGCATCAATATACCATTGTCTAAATAATTCTTCACCTTTTTCATTAAAATCTAATAGATACATAATTTTAGCAAAAGAATCTTTAATTTTTGTTTTTATAGATTCAGGTAATTCAATATTATCAAGATTTAATTCAATAACTTCATCAATTTCATCAAAAACAATTGCTTCTGATGAAATTTCTTGAATTGCTTGATCAACTTCAGGTAGACAAGAAACTTCACGCCATTTTTTTACAAAATCATTATATGTAGCAACAGCGTTACTATTTTGTAACATACTATTTGAATAACCAGAAAATGGATCATAATATATACTGGTATCTTCAGTTTCACTTGGTTTTATAATTTGACTAGAATCTTTAAAAGTATCCAATCTAGCTTCTTTATGGCTATAAAATGGTTTTTTTAAAGATTCAGTTAATTCATTCCAACTTTCTAATAAATTCATTTTTTAATCCTATTTAGGTTCTCTATACATAGAGTCAGAAAACTGATAATTTATATTACGCCCTTTATTTTCAACAAAATCAAATCTTTTAAAAAAATTAATTAATCTTTTTTTACTTGTTGCACCAAAATTTATTGTTGGTGAAAGAGTTAATATTTTTTCTTTTTTATCTGCATAAGAAATTAAATCTTTCATAAAATCTGTTCCTAAACCTTTATTTCTATTTTCTTTATCAATTTTAATAATATTTGGTTTAATAATATTTTTTGTTTCAGTTATTGAATTATCAACACCTTTATTTTTCCAATATTTTTTAAATTCTTCAATATCAGAATAATGTTTATTTTCAGTTATAAATTCTTTAAATCTTATCATTATATAATCACCTAAATATATTTATATGTATTTATTTTAACAACCCAGCAGGAGCATAAATTTGTTTTAAATATCTAGCTCTATATTTTGAATTAGATAATAGAGGTAAATCTTCCCAATTTTCCCCTGGTATTTCTATTAAATTAGATAATCCATTTAAATAATATCTTCTAATAGCTGGCATTGTAAAAACTAATGCTGGATTGTTTTTTAATAATTGATATGTTACTCTGAAAGCTTCTTTTGGTTCTGTTCGATCATATATATTTTTAAGTAAAAGACATAATTTATATCTTAGTGGCCCTGGAATCCAATGAAGATTCATAACTATCATTGATCTACCAATAATTCTAAGGGGTAAAAATAGTGGCTTTGAATCATATATATGTAATTTTCCAAATCCTCGTGGAAAATACTTTCCATAGTATATTTTACTATATTCAATCATTTAAATTTCTTTTAATAAATTTTTTAAATGATAACATAATATTTAACCTCTTAAAAAGAATGGAGCATCTTTTTCAGTTACTTTCATAAAAGTTATATCTTTACCTTGTTGTCTTAAACTTTCACATAAATTTTCTGTTGCATCCCATTTTGCTTTATTTGTTATATAAGTTTCAATTTTATATTTATAAGATTTAGTTATTCTTGTTTGTTTTTTTGGTTCAGTACATTCAGCTGAAGGTTTAATTTCAACCCAAAATTCTTTTATATCACCATTTTTATTTTTAGCTTTGAAAGAAAAATCCATAAAATATCTAGCATTTCTATTTTTAATAGGATTAAAATATTTAATAATAATTTCTTCACTAGACCATTCAATTATATTAATATTAATATCAAGCCATTTAAGGGCAAATTTTGTTTCCCAACTAGATCTCATCTGAATTGGACGTTTCCCTTTGTATTTTTCCGGATGTTGTAATAATGGGTATAAATCTGAAATTTGATAATATTTTTTATCTTTAGACATTTAATCCTCAAAATTAAAAAATGAATATCCTAAATCAACAGTAAATGTTGGAGCTTCTGATTCTGTTGAAGTTGAATCAAGTGTAATATCACTAATACCTTTAATAAAAGCATTATAAAAATGAATTTTATGTTGTATATTATTTTTATTTGTTAATATTTGAATATTACAATCGAATACAGTATCATTTATTTCTAAATCACCTGTATTAGGATTAGCTGCAAGGATTAAATAATTATAAATTTCTTTATATGCTTTTAATTCTTCATCACATATAACATTAATTGTTAGATCATTATATTCTAAACTATCCCCTGGCCTTTTATCAAGAAGTACAGGTCTATTAATTTCTAATTGCCCTAATGTAAATCCTGGTATATTACATCCATTCACCATAAGTTCTAGTGTTTTTTGATCTTTGAATTGTATTATAAATGAACTAACTTTAAAAAAATCTGTAGTTGCCATAAATTAAACTCCTTTTAATTTATTTATATAAGTAAAAGGAGTTTATTTTATTTTAAAAATTACTTTTATAAAAAAATGGTTCTAATAAATTTATTAGAACCATTTTTAAATTATTTTAAACTTCAGTTGAAATACCTGATGAGTCACTTCGTCTAAAAAAGTCATAAGTTAAATTGACTGTAAATTCCATTGGGGTATCATTAGATTCTGTAGAAAGTTCAACAGCATCTAATGATGTTGGATAACAACCAATCAAAATATAGCTTGCTAAAATTTCACCAGTTCTACCTAATTGTTCAAGTGTAACATCAGCTTTATATTCTTGATGTTCACTTCTTTCATTACTTGCCATATTAGAAATATTTTCAACCCATTGTTCAAAAAAGTTTTTAGCTTCAAAATCTACATCTGCTAAAAATGTAACTGAAATATCATCAAAAGTTGGATCACCTGCAATTTTTGTTTTCATCCCTTGCCAATTTAGTTCAATTTGCCCAAGAGTTCTTGAAGGTAATTGTGCTGATTTACATAAAAATGTTTTTGTTTCTGTCCAACCACCTGCACCTTCTGAACCTGCACCACCAATAGATAATTGATACCTATTTGGTCTACAAACATCTCTTACAGCTGCTTTAAAATCTGTTAATTTTATACTCATGATTATTCTCCTTTATTTTCCCATATTTTATTTAAAATTTTG